TTCACGGTCAATATAACCGTTAGCGTAATCTCTGTAGGCTGTTTCTAGCCTATCATCCATTACTTCAACCGTAGGGTCTAGGTACCGTACAGATGACTCACCCATAGCTTGGAAAGGATCAAACTCTTGTGCTAGATCATCTACTGATTTGGATTCTCTAACATCAACACCTTCAGCAGCCATAATTCCGCCACTAGACATTTTAGGAGGTTGCTTTTCTCCAGCACGTTCTAACCGCATGTTTTCTAAAATGCGGGGGACATTCTTAAATTCTTTTTCAATGTCTTTGCGTATTTCAATTTTACGCTCTGGAGTCAACTCAATACCACCATCGGAGGTCTCTTCTAGAACATCAATGGCTCGCATCATGTTGTCTACTAAATCTTCACGATTAAGATATAAATTTACTTTTTGCTTGAGCAGGTAATTAATAGATTGTCTTGCGGCAATCGGATCATCCCTAGAGATGGCTCGGTATAAATCAAGCCCAGTAGTAGCCGCTTCCGCAGAGGATTCATCGCCTATCGTTTTTGCTAGCAATTTAGTAGTTAAAGAATCGTACTCTCCCATAACACCAGAACCGTGGACAGTTTCATGTAAACGAACTCTATCTTGCTCTTCAACATCCGCTGACAGCCCCGGAAGTTGCCCTCTCTGGGTGCGATCCACAATAGGGGATTCAGGTACAACATGAGCAGTTGCCTGTGGGTTTAAACCTCTTTCTCTCTCAAATCCAGGAGGGATTGTGTTAAGATAAACAGAGTTCTCCATCAGGTACGTATCAATTTCTGGTATTGGTGAACCGGCTACAGCCTCATCAGAAGAAAACTGAGATCGGTCCATTCCTTGGCGATTCACGTCAGTATTAACACGAAGTACAGCATCAAATGCTTCAGGGTCTTCTTCTCTTACATCAGCGTACTCTTCGCTAATATCAGAATCACTCTTCATGTAGAGATCATAAGCCCCTTCAGGTATAACTTCCTGAAGCCTAAGCTCCATTGCTTTATACCGTTCTGGATCAATATCTAATGGAACAGCCGCTACAGACTTACCCACTTCCTCTGACATCAAACCGCCTTTGTCTGGGACATTCTGCTTCTCTGCCATTACTGCTTACCTTCTCCCGCTTTCTGGACAGCTTCATCCTTCAGCGTTAACAATCGACGTACTTCCCGTATCTGCCCTTGCAAAGAATACATCTCTGCTTCTGTAGGACACTGTTCTAGTTGTTGGTGTAAATAGTTCAACCGGTCACCGACGTAAGTCTCTAACCGTTCCATGTTTTGCTTACCGTTGACTAACGCCAATAGCTTGCGAGCAGTTTCAATTTGCATTAAGCGGCCTCTGGTCCTGCGGCATCAGGACGACTAAATCCTTCTGCGCCCGGTTCAGGGGCGTTTCCTGGCCCCATAGCTCCCGCTCCTACCCCTGCTTGGTTATCTGGCGTAGGTGACCCTTCCTGACCTTGTTGAGGCTGTTGTGCGCCTCCCTGTGCGGTCTGAGGGGCATTTTGTTGGTACTGTGCCATCAGTGCAGCTTGGATAGCGGCTTCACGAGGATCATTAACAATCTTATCTTCGTCTAGATCCAAGGATGCGGCAATCTCACGCAGGATGTAATCAAACTTAATCATTGGTGCCATTGCTGGGTTAGCACCCAACTGCATCACCTGCATCAGCTTCTGTGATCTGATCTCATTACGCATGAGTGATTCTGTGCCACGGGCAATAATGGCTAGATCGCCGTTTGCTTCTGGATCAAAGTCAAACTGCATGTTGAATGCGAACATAGCCTGTCCTAGTGGAGACAGCAGATAGTCATCCACGTTCTTTACAACAGTTTTAATGTTCTGTGCGGCGGCACCCATCAACATCGACATACCCGATGCTGTACGGCCTACACCCATAACCCCTGTCTGGCCGTGGGAGAATGAAGGGATACCTGTAGACTCATCTGCAAGCTGACGAGACTTATCAAACAGCATCATGTTCTCTTGAGCTACGTTCTGGAACTTCGTAGAGAATAGAGCCTGACCGGGAGCACCACCTTGACGGCGGAATACTTTGCCGGGGTACACCGACAGATCCTGTCCGGGAACTAAGTTTGTCTCGTCCACCTCAAAGATCAGGTTGCCAGACAACACAGCGTTGTCCACAGCCATACGCATAAAGCCATTCATGAGTTGCTGTGTATCTTCCATATTTTCGGCAACACCAATACCAAAGAAGGAGTAAGGGTTGAGTTCATAAGGAACAGCGTAGAATGGAATGCGAGTAGGCTTAAAAGGATTGAGTACTAGGCGCAAGATGTTTCCACCACAAAGCCATGCATTGACCTGTACCTGATCGTGTTTCTTTAATTCTTTAGTTAGCTTGAGTCCTGCATCTTCAGCAGTCTCACTGTCAATAACACCCCAATACTCCAGAACTTCCCAGCGGTTAGTCTCCATTGTGTAGTTGCTGTCGTCAATAACGTCTTCCCAATATTCTTTGACGTAGTTAGGTCCAGCATCAATCGCACGTTCTACAGCTTCTTTACGGAATAGCGGACGATCTTTAAGCTCACGCATTTGTGTACGAGATAACCGATGGCGGTACACAACATGCTCCGCTTCATCCATATTGTACGCATCGGCATCTGGGTAGAAGTTCCAGATAGACACCGCCTCTAAACGAGGACGAGTCTTCATGATAGGATTGTAGCTACCGTCGGAGTCCCACCGTGGGTACTCAATATCTTGAGCAAACGGCCCCTTGATAATGCCAGTGCCAAACAGACATTGTTCAAACGCAACAAAGCGAAGATGCTTATTGCCGTCCGACTCCGCAATCTGATCGTGAATCTTTTTTTCCATCCGACGAGCCGCTTCTTTAGCAGGTTCGTAGATGGCGGCAGTCATAGTGTTTCCGGGTCCAGCCTTAATCTCGTCTTCTGCGCCTTTAATCTTGTCGGCAACAGGACCAAGATCACGTGCAGAAATAGCACCCTTGGGGACTTCACGGCCATCACCTGCATAGCCCACGTTCAATTCTTCGTAGACTTCTTTGAGAGGCTCAGGGACAGCGGCATCAATGTGAATAGAATCGGCAATGCCTTCTGGGACTGGGGTGTTTTCTACCCCAATAGGAAACTTGTTACCAGCAAACAGTACGTCAGTGACTTGGCTATACGCAGCCAGTACTTTTGTCTTAGTGATCTTAATGAAGATCTGTGATCGTTCAGTATCGGTAAACTGAGTGGTATCGTCGTAGATACCTCGGTAGTTCTTATAAGAAGTTAACCACCGCTCTTCGTCAGTTAAACGACGATCTTTAGACCGTTGGAATTTCTCACGTACTATCTGTACAAAGCCAGCGTATTCCGCATCTTCATACTGGTCAGTACTATCTTCCAGTGCCATTACTTCGTCGTTATCAAATTCTGGTTTATCTACAATCGCCATTTATACACCTATTAATACCCAAAAACTGGGTCTGCTGGTCTCCAAGCTGTTTTATTAAAGTCATTCCCAAAGTCAAATATACTTTTCGACTTCGGTCTTGACATGATTCCGTAACGTACGGAGTCGTATGCGTGATCCGATGCATACCGTGGATCAATATCGTCTGTTCCCTTCGGATCAGTCGGAATGACCTGTAGATCAGCAATGATCTGACGACAGGTGTTAAAAAAGACGATGTTAGGACGCTCTATCGCCTCATCGTACTTCAGCAATTCATGCAATCTGTTCTTACCAGCTACTCGTGATCCACCCGTACGGTCTGATGGTCTCCAGCGGCACCCTTCTGCAATCATTTCTTCTGCAATAGATGGGCCGGTATGCCCACGGGTATGCCACGTTGAGCTATCCAATACGCCGTAGCGAATATCCTCGCCAGCCTCTAATTCTAAAATTTTCTTTGCAAGTTCCCGTGCAGTGTGCTTAGATACGTACAATTCCCTATAGACATACAGCGTTTCAAAAGCAGGGTCCACTGCAAACCAGTGAACTGCTGAAAACGAACTGTAACCAAAGTCACACGCTCTAAACTTCGTCCAGCTATCCGGTATCTCAAAGGGATCACAAGTATGCTGACTTATCTTGAACTCTGGGAAGGCCGCACCATCTGCTACAGTCCAATCACCTTCTAACAACTGCCTACGCTGTTGTTCAGGCATTGCCAAGAGGTTAGCTTCGTACATACCGTCTTCATACAGGTACGGATTGTCCCGCAAAGTAGCAGGAATGAACCTACGGTAAAATAAAGGCTGTCCTTCGTTTCTGTGACCTACAGGAAACCGTAACTCCTCTTGCGTCTCTAAATCACGGGGTACAAAGGGGGTGTTGGCTGGTGAAGGGTCAATAAACATCTGTTTAACCCAACCATGCCCCGGACCTCCAGGGTTCGTGGTAGCTCGCATACAGAGGGGAACACTAGGGTCTGTAGTACGCAAACGAGAACGCATGTAATCCCAAGCGAATGGAGTAGGATGCTGAGTGAGTTCGTCAAACCCGATCCAAGTAAAGGCTTGGCCCTGATAGCGCAGTACATCGTCTTCTCTGTCCAAATACGTAAACCAAAGTCTCGCTCCGCTAGGGAACGTCCACTGTGATTTGCGCTCTGACCATCTTGCGCT